ATAAGGAAAAGAAAAAAATCGTTATGTTGACGAAGTTCGGGGTGTATTCGGATATGGTTATAAGTGCGATGCCGTATAAATTGGAACACGGAACGGTGGATAGACCCGTTATCGCATTGAGATTAAGGCAGATTATGGAGGTAGCCCCGACTTATGAAAGTGTAGATGTTGTTGAAAAGGGGATAACCGAAACGGGTGCTAGGGTTATGGATGATACCGATACAGCGATATTGAATCAAAAGCGGTATTCGACAACATTGGGTGAGGCGGTAAGTCGTTCATTGGAGGCACAGAATGGTTAAGATAGACTTAGATAAAATCCCGAATCAGATGTTCGATGTATTGATAGATAATGTGATGTATCGGGTTCAGTTGCGGACAATACAAGGATTAACTTATATGTCGGTATGGGCGAATGATGAATTATTGTTTAATTCGCAGTTATGTTCACCAAACACCTATGTGAATCCGTATAATTATGTTGGTTTGGGTGGAAAGTTTTTGTTTAAGTGTATAGATGGGGAATATCCGAATTATCGGAATTTTGGAAACACGCAAGAATTATTATTCTATACAGCGGAGGAAGCGGATGCGTAAGCGGGTTGCTTATATAACTTTTCCTGAAAAAAACGGTTTAGATGCCGGTAATTTTGCGTTGCAAAAGAAGTTGGCAGGGTTGAATCTACGGTTTGGGGTTCAGATATATTTACAATCGGGGGTATCGTCACAGGCGAGTATTGATGTATATAATTTGAATCGTGATGATTTGGAGTTTTTATCGACAACGGTTAAGACGCTAGCCCAAAAGCAGAATTTGATTCAATTATATGCGGGGTATTCGGATGATGTTGGGTTGTTATTCAGCGGTCAAGTATTTGAGGCGAAGCCCGAGGGTTATCCTGATGTTGTATTGAAGATTCGTGGTTTATCGGATATGAAATGGCAGGGTGTGAATTTAGAATTACAAAAGAGTGATTTTAAGGTTATTGATTTGATAGACCGTGCGGGGAAGGAAATGGGGTATCCTGTAAATATAGATAGTAATTTGAGGGCGAATAATCAGTTATTAAATAAATCGATTAAGGATTGGAGTTTTACGGGGTCACCTATGGAATTGCTAGAAAAGGTTCAAGAGATGTTAGGGGGAATATCGGCAGACCCGCAAATGGTGGCTATAAATGTAAATAATGGGCAAATAAATGTATGGTCGCCATCGGTTCAGAATCAAGAAAGGAAGTTGGTAATCAGCAAGGAAACGGGGATGATAGGGTTGCCGAGACCGACAGGAACGGGTTGTAGTGTGACGATATTGATGTCGAATAAGGTAAAGCCGGGTGATTTGGTATCGGTGAAGAGTGAAAGGGTCAAGATATTGAATGGGGATTATTATGTAATGGGAATAACCCACGATGGTGAATTGCGTGGTAAATCGTGGTATTCGACATTGGAATTGGCGAATATAAGTAATTTTAAGAGTAATGCGAATGGATGATGTAAATGTGAATTTTAACCCGTATATTGACAATATTCAAGGATTTGTAATTGCGGCTATAAAAAAATATCTGCAAAATGTGCAGACCTGTATTCCTGCGATTGTAAGTAAAGTGGTAAGTAGGGATAGGGTTATTGTGACCCCCGCCGTTCAACAGGTAAACAGTAAATGGGAATCTGTTGATTGGGCGGATATAAAGTTGCCCGTTCACAGCCCTTGTGGTGGCGGGATAGTAGTATCTGTTCCTTTATCGGTGGGGGATACAGGATGGATAATAGCGGGGGATTTAGACCCTAGTTTGTTTTTGAATGATATGTCGAAACCGCAGAGGCAGAATACATATAATCGTCACGAATATGCGTTTGGGTATTTTGTTCCTGATGCGATTGGAAATTATAATATAAGTTCGGATGATGATGGGTGTTTGGTTGTCCAATCAAAAGATGGTTCGTCAAAGGTAGTAATTGGAAACGATACATTGAAAATAAAAGCGGATTCGGTTATAATAGAAACGACAGATAATGCCAGTGTTGTGATTGATGGTGTAAATTGGAAAAATCATAATCACGATGTGACAGCGGGTATTGGTGAGGTGACCGTTGACACGAATACTGGGAAAAATGTAAGTCCATTGACTTGGACAAGTGGTGGGGTGAATTAATGATAGGATTTATAACAGATGATAACAATGATATTATGTTGGATTCTGTGGGGCAAATCAAAGTCGCCACGGGGGTAGAGGCATATCGTCAGCATTTGGTTAATCGTATTCGGTTGCAACAGTATGAATATCCGTATGAATTAAGTCGTGGGATAAATTGGTTAGGATATTTATTGGGTCGGAATCTGAATGTTAATATGTGGGAATCGCAGTTTTTAGGGTTAATAAACAGTGTGGATTTTGTAAAAAAGATTGTGGATTATCGGTATAATATTGAAGAAAACAAGTTTTTGTTTAAGTTGGTGGTAGAAACTGATTTGGGTGAAATTGAAATTAAGGGGTAAAATATGGCTGAGTATTATGATTATGTGACAGGTCGTGGGGTTATAGTTCCTGATACAAGTTCGGTGTTGGGGGATGTCCAAAATGAATTTAAGGCGGTATTTGGGAATGACCTTGATGTCAGCCCTGAAACAGTTCAAGGTAGATTGATTGAAATGATAAGTCGGAGTCGGTTATTCACGATTCAGGCGTGTGTGGCTGTAAGTAATATGTTGAATCTGAATACTGCGAATGGGTTTGTATTGGATGATTTAGGTTCGTTATTTTTGATAAGCCGTCAACCTGCGACTTATACAACGACAAGTGTAGTTTTAAGTGGGGTGTCAGGAACGATAGTTCCAGAGGGGACAAGGTTAAAAACGACAGGTGGTGAAATATTTGTAAACACGGAGGATTATGTTATAGGTTCGCCATTGAATGCGACTTTTAGGGCGGAAAAGAAAGGTATTGTGCCGTGTCCTGCCGATACATTAACCATTATATTGGATGCGGTGAATGGGTTGGAAACGGCTAACAACCCTGCCAATCCTATTTTGGGTCGTGAATTGGAAACGGATTCAGAGTTCAGAATAAGGATTAAAAATTCATTAAATGTCAATAGTATTGCGGTATTAAGTGCGATAAGGGCAAACTTGGAACAGATAGATGGGGTTGTGGGAACATATTTATATGATAATTATTCGGCATCTTCTGTGTTAGTGGATGATATAACCGTTCCTGCACATAGCATATTGGCGATTGTGGATGGCGGGGATGAGGATGCAATTGCACAGGTGTTATATAATAAGAAAACGATTGGTGCTGGGTATTGTTCGACAAGTTCCGACCCTGATATTGAAATTGTATCAAGGACGGTTTTAGACCCAATTTACGGGACAAGTTATACGGTGAAATTTGCAAGACCCAAAATTGTGGATTTGGTTGTAGAAATAACGGTAGCCCGTCAGAATTATACTGGTTCGGATTTGGAATCGGATGTTAAGAATGCGATTGTGAATTGGGCAAATGGTAAAAATGATGAGGTTGATGGTCTGAAAATAGGGATGGATGTGTCGCCGTTTGAAATAAGTGCGGCAGTATCGAATACTTTGCCTGAAATATTTATAAGGGATTGTAAGGTTGCAGAATCGGGGGATACGCCATCTGCGTCTATTTTGACATTGGATGTGGCAGAAAAAGGTTCTATAACAGCAAACAATATAACTGTGACGGTGATATAATGAAAGTAGCGAATTTTGATTTTTCGTGTGATTTAAGCCCTGTTGTCTTGTGGCAATATAATGATGCTGAAAGGTTAAAGTCGATTGTGGAAAATCAGCAAGTATTTATGGATGAAAATGTTCGGGATTTTTTCACGGATTTTAATCGTGATATATTGAATATTGAAACTGCGAATACTTTTGGTTTAGGTGTTTGGGGTGCATTATTACAAGTGCCGAGACCAGTATATGATGATGAGGGTGTGCAGAAAGAGTTTACGGATGAGCAGTATCGGTTATTATTGCGGGCAAGGATATATTTATTGACATTTGATGGTTCGGCAAGGGCGTTGAATGAATTTTTCCATATATTATTCCCTGATTTGATAGTGACGGTAAAAGATAATGGGAATATGACCGTGGATATAAGTGTATTGAATGGGATTGACCCTGAAATTGCGGTATTATTCGAAAGTCCGTATGCGGATATATTTTTGCCAAGACCGTCAGGGGTTCAATATAATATGCAAACGACACCGACAGATTATACAAAGGTGTTGACTTTTGAGGGTCAAACGGACGAATATGGTAATCCTGGGGGTAATTTTAATAATGGAACATTCTATCAAGGATAAGGAAAGGAGTAGAAAATGGGTGCTTTTATAACTTTGCCATTGATACCGAGAATTTGGGCTAGTGGTGGGCAGACACAGAGTCCAATTCCCGAACAATCGACAGGGACAAATCGTGCGAGTTATCAGGATGGTTTTCCGTCTGTGACATCGACACCAATTCCCGATGGTGGTATTCCGCCTAACCGTTTGGATTTTAATGGTATGGGGACAATATTTACGGCTTATGCCTATGCGATTCAGCAAGGTCAATATACGACATTTGATAATTCGGTATCGACCAAGATTGGTGGATATCCGTTAGGGGCTGTATTGTGGTATGTGGATAGTGGTGTTCCGCAGTATCTGGTTCAAAGTTTAGTTGCGAATAATACCGAAAGTGATTTGACGGACACGACAAAATGGCAACCGTTGACATTAAGTCCTATGGGGATGGCGATGTTGGGGACATTAAGTGACCAAAGTGTGGCACAGGTTCGGAATATTGAAATTGTGGATAGCGAACCCGAAACAGGAGTAGATGGAACGATATATTGCATATTGGCATCATAGGAGGTTATGATGGCGGTTAAAGTGTGTATCAATGGTGTAATGAAGCAGATAGATTCAACTATCCATAAGCCAGTAATTTTCTTGAATGGGCAGAAAGAGGTATTGGATAAAGCGTGGATATTTATCAATGGTGAAAAGAAAATGCTTTGGGGACAGCCAGGAGTGCATTTGGATTATATCGTTGGTAATGGATTATTAACAAATTATAACAGATTGGTGTCGATTGGTGAAACTTGGGCAACTATGGCGGGTGTAGGGTCTGCCAATCCTAATGTGTCAAGATTGGATATCAGTAATTTAAGTTTGCCCGTTGTGGTTCAGACGGTAGGTTGGGGGTATGATTTGCGGAACAACACTTATTTAAGTGATGGTAGCAAATTGGTGTTTTATGGTTATAATTATGATTCTCGTGTGTTAAATCGTCTGGGGTGTTCTTTCAGTGATGGTGTTGTATCGGTGGAAAAAAGTTATACAACAGCGGGGAAAACCATAATCGGTGATATTGGTAGTTCAAGTATCGAATATGAAACATTGACAAGGGTGTTTGTTCAGCCACAAACTTTAGGCCGTCAATATGGGACAAAGTTTTATGTTGATGGGGCAACTGCGTATTCGGTAGGGCATCGGCCGTCAAGTGTATCGGATTCAAATTATGGACCACGGTTATCGTATGTCGGGGTGCAATATTCGAATAGTGCGT